ATCGTGCAGGTTCGCCCCGCTCAGGTTCGCCCCGCTCAGGTTCGCCCCGTGCAGGTTCGCCCAGCGCAGGTTCCCCCCGCTCAGGTTCGCCCCGCTCAGGTTCGCCCATAGCAGGTTTCCCCCACTCAGGTTCGCATCGCTCAGGTCCGCCCAGTGCAGATTCGCCATCTGCATCAGATTCTTCGGCCAAGCCGCGGATGGTGGCATTTTGGCGGCAATCACCGCGACCGTCCCGGATTTGAGGCGGACGACACCCGGGAAACCAGCCAGCTCGACCAGGCCGGTCGCGAGCGCCGCCTCTCGGCACTCTTTGTCCGGGCAGTCCAAGCGGTATTCGCCCGGAAATATGTACTCGATTTTTATGGCGTCATTGTGACGCCTGACTTCCACATATTTGTGTAGAAGTTGGTCATGCGACCCGTTCTCGGGATCGCAAAAAACCTCTATCCCGCCGTCTTTGGCGGGTAGAGCTATGATCGCGATGCCGTTGCACATACAGACCTCAGGCGGGCGGGATTGCGCCGCCGAATAACTCCGGGAACTCGGTCTTGATCCTGTCCAGCGGGAAGTCTGCTTGGACTTTTGCGATGGTAGCCGGGGTGGGCAGGACTACTGGCAAGATTGTGTACTTGCGATCGAATCCTGCACCACTCGCCACTACCTGGATGGTAGCACCGATCAGGCTTGTGAGGTTGTTGGATTTCATCATTTGCCTCAGTGCCCGCATGGCGGGCTTGCTGCTCATGCCCCATGTGGTGAGGTCTCCAGGCTTCTCGATGGTCGTGATCACAAATGTGAACTGTTTCTTTTGGGGTTTGTCGGTCTTTTTGAAATTTGTCATACCGACGAAGGGGTCAGTGATGACATTGATTTGATTCAGTTTCCCTTCCTCCGGTTTCCAGAACTTCCCGGATTCGCTTTCCTCTTCTAGCTCATCCCAAACGGTTTTCGGGGCGACAGTTTCGTTTACCATATTTCTCAGTCCTGTCTGTGGCTAATGCCCGAATCCGGGCCGCGCCATTTGACAAGATCCTATACAACTCGTTGATATATAAAGCTTTCTAAGATATAACTATATACAATGACTATGATATAGATGCGTATGCCTCAAATTTGGATCGATGAGGACGCTAAGCGCGTTCTCGACAAGGAAAAGGAAGAGCTAAAGAAGATGGGTAGGTCCGGCGCGTCTCTCGGAGATGCTATCAGATCGCTCAGAGACGGAGGGCATCGCATTGGAGACCATTGAGCCGATGCGGTTTTTGGATTTATTTTCAGGCATAGGCGGATTCTCATTGGGCCTGGAAAGGACCGGCGGCTTCCAGACTATCGCCTTCTGCGAGATCGATCCATTTTGCAGGAAGGTCTTAGCGAAGCACTGGCCAGGGATGCCATGTTTTGAGGATATCACGAAACTGGGAAGGGAGGAATTAGATGGGCTTGGAAAAGTGGACGTTATCTGCGGAGGATTCCCCTGTCAAGACATCTCCTGTGCGGGAAAAGGAGCCGGTATCCACGCCGCGAGAAGCGGCCTCTGGTGGGAAATGCTCAGGATCATTCGCCTGGTACGACCTCGATACGTCCTGGTGGAGAACGTGGCAGCGTTGCTTAACAGGGGGCTTGATGAAGTACTTGGATCGTTGGCCGAAAGCGGGTACGATGCGGAATGGCAAATGTTACGCGCGCAGGACTTCGGACTTAATCATAGAAGAGAAAGATTGTTTATTATTGCCTACTCCAGCAAGCAGCGATTCATTCAGAATGCGATTTTCACAAAAATCGATGCAGAAGAGAATAGACAACGATCATCAAATCCAGTTAGCGGACGTGATGTGTTTGAGTGGAATGGTCGAAAATATCCTAGACCTGCCGGAAATATACGAAGATGTGATGGACTTTCCGAGGGGATGGTCAGATTGCACGCACTCGGAAACGCAATCGTCCCCCAATGTAGCCAATATGTAGGCGAATGTGTTTTAGATTTTGAGGGAGCGAACCATGACAATTGAAGATCTTAATCCCTATCCTTCCTTTCGGCCAGGGCAGGCCGCGACAATCGAGGCGCTACTGGAGCGTGCCAGATCGGGCGAGAAGATCATAGAGCTGAACTCGCCCACAGGAACGGGCAAGAGCCTGATGCTAACGGTTTTCTGTTGGGCAATGATCGCAGAGAACGAGAATTGGAATGCTATCTATACGACGCCTCAGAAGGGCCTCGTGTGGCAGCTAGCCAACGATGAGAAGCTGGACATAGTTTCTCTTCTGGGAAGGGCGAATTATCGCTGTAGCAAGGCCAAATCGGGTCTTGCCGTGGACTGTCCGGTACCGTCCAAGGCGAGGCGCAAGACTTGTCCACATTGCGAATATCAGGTGCAGAAGGACAGGTTCCTCAAGGCCGAGCTGGGCGCGGCCACGCTTGACAAAATTTTAGTCGATCGATCCATCCAGAAGCCTTCTATTCTCATAGTCGATGAATCGCAAGGTCTTGAGGAGAAGCTCATCAATCAGTCCGAGATAGGTATCCCGGAAGCGGTTGACATCAACGACCTGGTAGAATCTTCGAAACAATGGGTTCGCGGGATCGAATTTGAGGTCATGAAAGCGGAAACCAAGCTGGAGAAAGTTTTTTCCGGCCAGCTCCTAGACGATGAGCAGCCAAAAGAGACAGTCCAGGCCGGGCTCGCGAAGGCGTTCGAAGCCCACGCAAAACGAAAAATAGCGCCGTTCGATGATGAAAAGGCATCGAAAATCGCGAAAGAATTAGTCCGGCTCAACAGGATTTGCGAGAAGGCGCGCGGTGTCCTGCGGATGGCCGAGGAAGCGCCGGACTCTTTCATCATAACGGCCGATAGGACCTTTAGGATGATGTCTGGCCGCCAGGCTTTTCAGGAGCTAATTATGAACGTGAAGGTCTGCGTGCTCGCCAGTGGTACGCCCAACACCCAGCTCCTCGCGCCGCCTGGCTATGCTCAGGTGATCGCGCCTCATCCTATCGAGGTTGAGCGGAGGATGGTCTATTTCATGCCAATGGGGAAGATGAACATTTCGGACAGAGATAAAACACTTGATAAAATTGGGCCAAAGGTGGCGGCCATGCACAAAGCGCATGGCCAAAACACCTTGTGTCACTGTCATTCATACAAGATTGCAGATACTTTGGGAAGCATCCTATATGATGAGGGTTGCAGACCAATGTTCACAGAGAAAGAAGATCGCGAGGCTGGAATAGAAGCATGGAGAAAAGAAACCGGACGAATACTTTTGAGCGTTGGAATGGAAGAAGGACTGGATTTGCCTGGACCACGGAATTGTCTCAATATCATAGTCAAGATACCTTTTCAATACTTAGGAGATGAATGGGTAGTTCGCAGAAGCGAAATGGACAAGCCTCTTCCGAATGTCCAGAGGTTTGGTGAAATTGCTACAGCTACGGCCATCCAGCAGGCTTGCGGGCGAATGGTCCGAGGACCAAACGACCTCGGACCGGGAGGCGTTCCAAAAGAAACTTGGATTTTGGATTCTTCATTCGAGTTCTTCTATAAAAAGAACTGGCAATGTTTCCAGCCGTGGTTTAGAGAAAGTTTGAGAAGAAAACGCGATCGGTAGACGGAGAAACGCTTATTAAGTATGCTAACCAATATATTTCCAGGGATAGAGCCTGCAGCTCGATAAGCACCTTTTCCGAGAGGTGCTTCCCCTTAAACTATCTCGGATACTATCGGAGGTATTTAGTTATGCCATACAGAGACCCAGAAGAATTAAAAGATTATCAAAAAGCGTATCGAGAATCCCACAAAGAAAAAATTAAAGCGTATCAACAGGCTTATCGAGAATCACATAAAAAAGAGCTAGCTGATTACAAAACAAAACACGAAAAACGCATCGATATAATATGTGTCCAATGCGGGAAGCACGCCACCGCACGCGCGCGAAACAGCGGGCGATTTTGTTCAGTTGATTGCTTTCATAAATGGCAATCCGGAAAAAATCATCCGATGTATGGAAAACTTCATTCTATAGAAGCGCGGAAAAAATTATCCGATTCTCATAAAGGCCCGCGTCCAAATCGGGTCGGAAAACACCATTCTTTTGTTACTCGCATTAAATTGTCCAACGCGCTAAGTGGCGAAAAAGGACCTGGATGGAAAGGCGGTATAAGTTTTGAACCATACTGCCCTAAATTCAATAACGATTTAAAATCGCGAGCGCGGGCATTTTTCGATCACCGGTGCATGATATGTGGAAAAGATGAGACGATTAATGGGAAATGTCTTTCGATCCACCATGTAGAATATAACAAAGCCGCCTGCTGTGATGGAAAGCCCGTCAGATTTGCGGCGTTGTGTCATAGTTGTCACTCAAAGACCAACCACGACCGCGATCGTTGGGAAGCCATGCTTCATCGGATCATAGACGAAATCTATGGCGGAAGGAGCTATTACACGAAAGAAGAATGGGAAGCGCTCAGGAGAAAATAGCTCGTTTTTTTCAGTGGGCACCGTAACCGACAAGTATATATAGTTACGGTGCCTACTAGTATCTATGGCAATGGATGAGTGCGTGACTGAAGTTCTGGAAAACCTGAATCCTGAGATGGTTCAGAAAATCGAAGAGAATTTCAACACAATCGATGAGTTCAACTGCTTCGGGTTCGTGGCTGCCTGGTTCGGCTGGAATCCGGTTCTGACGGTCGAATTCGAAGAAGACATCATGGGGTACCTCGCCCAGAACGCCACTGAAACTGAGAGCATCGAAGGCTCTGATATAGTGGCCTGGTTCGAGAATGGCGAGATAACCCATATCGGCGTAATCATTTCCGCCAGAAATGAAACATACCTCGGAAAGATGGGTGGACTCGAACTCGCGATAGATGACATCCGGTACGGAAACTTCGATTACGGCACCGAGAATAAATATTACAAGGTGAATTAAAATGATAAGCGAAGTAATAGCGGAAAACGGCGACGTTCTGGTCGCTCAGTATGATGAGATGGATGAGGTATATGGCTGCGAGGTCCGCGGTCAGGAGGATAGCCTGGTCAGATGCTGGAAATGTGATTGGGAAAGCTGTCCAATGCGAGGCGGAAAGAGGGGGGCGAACTGAATGCCCCGCCCTACCAAGGAGTCCAAGGGGCTCCAAAAGTTTCCGAAGGTCAAGCTGACCATCCGGCCCGATCAGGCCGCGAAGGCCAATCGACTCAAGGCTGCCGGGAAGCTGAGCGCCACCCTCCAGACTGCGCTGGATGCCGTGGAGGAGGAATAGATGCCCTGCAAGTGCGGCGAGGAGCTGCTTATAGATCATGACACCAAGGTGGGGGAGTGCCTAGTTTGCATGATGCTGGAATTTCAGGAAAAGATGGAACGAGAGGAAGAAAATGAGTAGGTCCAGACGTGAAACTGATGTGGTTCTGAGGGCAGCGTTGGCTATGCCGCATCCAGTGCAACGTGGAATGATTGCGTTGGGCGATTATCTGCTTAGGCGATGGCGGTGGCTCAGGAGAACAGCATGAAGGTCGCGGCGGTTCCGGCCAGGTTGGACAGGTGGGCGCAGGGGGGAAGATTGATATAGATAGTATGCGTATAACCCTTTTATGCGAAGACTGAATTTGGTGGTGTCTGATGAGGCCGGGAAGGTCTTGGACACCATAAAGAAGGAAGGCGGGTTTAAGTCGCTTGATAACGCTATGGATGCTTTTTTAACTTCTTGGACAGGCGCTCGGAGAGCAACCGACGACATGCAACATAACGAGGAGTGACCGTGCCCGAAATAAAGGCCATCGAGACGCGGTATGCCGGACGCAGATTTCGCTCAAGGTTGGAAGCGCGATGGGCACGGTTTTTCGATGAACTAAAGATTGAATGGGACTATGAACCGGAAGGATTTGACCTAGGGGAAGCTGGGTATTATTTACCAGATTTCTATCTACCCAACTTGAGTATTCCCACATGGGTCGAAATAAAACCAAACGACAAATTGTCCCAGCAAGACTTTTTGAAAGTGTCAACATTTCGGAAATCTGTTATATATAAACCAGAAAACGAAGCGCGTCTCGTGGTTTTGTGTGGAAGCCCGTATTTAGAAAAATATACAATAAAAACACCAACTACACCAGACGATTGGAAAACAAGTGGACATCAATGGATATCATCACAAGAGGTATTTGGAAGGTGTCCGCTATGCGGTCGAATCGATATTATCAATGGAAATTGTGAAGAATCATATGAAAATGATGATATGTATTGTGTTTGGTGTGATATAATCGATCGAAACGACGGAGAAAACGCAGACGCATGGTTTCACAAAGGATCTATCATGCTGAAGACTGGATATCAGATATATAGACACCCATCCATCATAAACGCTTATAACAAAGCAATGTCTGCCAGATTTGAGCATGGCGAGAGCGGGTAATTATGATAGTTCTCCCACCAGAACTCGCGAATTTGCGCCAATTTTGCGTGCGTGTCGGGAAGCAACCATTTATTAAGCATCCACACACTGGAAAACTTACCGGGAAGTGGCAGGGAAACGATGAGCCAGCGAAAGACATCGTTTGGCACGGCGAAGACGGGTGGCTCACCCTAGAAGAAGCATTGCGGATAAGCGAATCTGGTATCACGGTTCCAACCAAATTCGATAAGCTGTGGGTAGATTCCCCCCTGGACGGGATCGGATACATGAATCATAAAGAATCCGATCAGACAAAACAAATCGTAGGAGGAGATCTGGATGCTTGCAGAGATCCTTTCACCGGCGAACTGAGCGCGTTTGCAAATAAGTTTTTGGAAGACACCCAACCGTTCTATACCGAGGTTAGCCCGTCCAAGTGTGGGATACGGATGTTCTACCAAGCACATCTTCCTGGCAGAGTAGATAGCTTTACAGCAGGCGGAACAGATGACCTTTCGGATGAAATGAAGGCCCATATAATTGAGGCCAAGCCGAACATCCAAGAAAAAATAGACAAAGGACAAAACCCGTGGAATCATTTCGAATTATATGAAGATGATAGACACTTGACCCTTACCGGCATCGAATCTCAACAATTCGAAGTTGCGGATAGATCATCTGCCATAATGCTTGCAATAGCGCCGTTCATCGCAAAACAAAACGGCCCGAAGAATGCGCCCACCGTCTCTGACTGGATCAATGAAATGGAAAAGGATTCAGCTGGTAAGAAATTACCACCTCTCGCCATGCGAGACGTTATCGATCTCAATGCTCCTGGATGGCATTATGAAGGCGGACAGCTCGCAAACGATCATCCTATCCTCGGAGGAACCAGTGGGCATAACACTCTCATCACGGAAGATGAATCTGGTTATGCCTATATGCATGATAATCTCAACGTAGGCGGGGATGCATGGGTATGGTTAGCGCATGAGTGTGGTGCAAGCCCCTGGGAGGCTCCGGGCAAGGGGCTACTAAGAGATCCTGTCATAAGAGAAAAAACAATTGCTCACGCAATCAAGCGGAAGCTGATTAAGCCAGAGGACGTGCCCGCTAGCGCACCGACTGAGGCCTTCTTGACACTTGACGATGTGACTATTCTTCAGGGAGTGGGAGACAAGGCGGTTCACAAGTTTAGCCCTACGAAAGCCGTCGCTGCAATCCTAAAAGTCTTAAAACTTGCTAAGGCGAAGGGAGGAGATGGGAGAGATCCGATCTATTATTACAACGGTCAAATATTCGTTCCGGATGGCGAGAGGATCATAAACAATATTCTGAATAAAGCTGCCGGTGACTTGGCAACTATCAAAAATAAGAAGGAAACCGTAAGCAGGCTGCATGATTTTTTGTTGAGTTATGCTGTCACTTTTGATTGTGATCCTTTTTTGCTCGGGGTGCGGAACGGAGTTATTGATCTGAGAACTGGAAACTTTCGGGAATATTCGCCAGATGATCTGATAACCGATCAAATTCAAGTCACTTATGATAAGGATGCTACTTGCCCTAAATTCATAGTATTTTTGGTAGATGTAGCACCAAACAAGATTGATCAATGCACTATGGTAGATTGGTTTGCGATTCATGCTATCCGATCGATGTTTCCTTACATTTTATTCTTGAATGGCCTGGGCAGGAATGGAAAAGGCATCTATGAGCGGGTGATGAAACGTTTTTTTGGGGAAGATGCCTTTTGCGGAATGGCTCTGGAGGAGCTGACCCTCAAGAACAACAGGTTTGCAGGAGCGGAGCTGGCTGGGAAGCGCGGGCAGATCGTTTCGGAGGCAGGTGAAGAGCAGCACAAAGGGAAGCGAAAGATCCCAACCAGCTTCATGAAGAACGCCACCGGCGACGGAATCATAGATTCTGATCGGAAGAATAAGAGTCGGATCAAATTCAAACCATTCCACAAGACGACTATCGATTCTAACGATATGCCGTTAATTGACGATATGTCAAAGGGCTGGATAGAGCGGTTCTGCAAGGTCGACATGCCTTTCCATTATGTCGATAATCCTGATCCGGCGAACATAATGGAAAGGCAGAAAGATCCTCATCTGTTTGAAAAGCTCACCACAGAAGAAGAGCTATCGGGCATTCTTAACTTGATAATCGAGCGAACAGTCAAAATCTCAAAGACCATGACTATAACCAAGCGATCAGGAGAAGAGATGTTCGCAGAATACCAAAAACAATCAAACAGCATAAGCACTTTCTTAGATAAGTATTGTGATTATGATCTCGTTGGGGGACCAGGAAAAGACGTACCTTTGAGCGTTGTTTATGATGCTTATAAAACGTGGTGCGAGATGGTTGTATGTGACAAAGTTGATATCAAGCGATTCGGCGCAGCGGTTAGAAAAATGTGTGACAACCATCCTCCCGAGAAGGTACGTGTGGATGATCACCAAACAAGGATCTATCGAGGATTTAGATTTGATGCAAACAGATATCAGTTGATGGTAGATCACTATCGATCTGCCAACCCACAAACAAAACCAGCAACAGCTCCAATAGTTCCATTAAATTCCATTAATGTTCCATTAAAAACACTATCAGCTCCAATAGTTCCATTAAAAGAGGAAAATAACAGCGTCTTAGAAAAATTTGATCATATAGAGGAAAAAAAAGAACAATTTGCCCAAAAAACGACTATTGGAGCTGATAGTGGTTTCTGTTCCATTAACGTCGCTGATAGCGATGAAAATGGCACGAAAATCAAAACATTGGAACCGATAGCGATTTCCAAAGAAAATCTTGTGCCTGTGAGATTCTTGGTAAATTATAATCAGTATAAGATTGATGAGGTCGCTAGCGTGCCTGGCGGGATAGCGCGCGAGCTGGAAGGACTGAAGATAGTCACGATCATCAATGGAGGAATGGAGAAATGAGTAACGGCAAGATAGAGAAGGCCATAGCCATCTTGAGCACGGCCAGTGGATTGCAGAATATCGAGGACGCTAGAGAGCTGATTGAGAAAGCCGAGAGGTACCTGAGGGATGAACCTGACCTTGTACCGGCCCTACAGCTCTCTGCTGAGATGATCTCGGAGAGTCTGAGTAGATTGGTCGAGAACATGCCAGAGTACGAAGATGGCCCCCAGGAACGATCCTCGAAGATCCATATATGCGAGTCTGCTCTGCTCCAGATAGTCGAGTATGGGAAGGCAGGCCTGGCGGCTCGGAGGCAGGGATCGCAGGAGGTCGCAGAGCAGATCCTGGCGGGGAAGGTCCAGAGGAGCTTATCAGAATTTGAGGAAGTCCAGGAAATAAAGCAATTTCTGAAACAGAATGAAGCGAGGCTGGAGAAATGAAGCCTCCAAAAATTTTTGCGTCACTCGACCACAATGAGACGGCCCGGCCAAGGGCGGCGAAGATCGAGCAGGCTGTAGAGGCCGATGATCGCTTCTTCCTTGGCAATCCCGGGGATCTGCCTTTCGACCTGCGGTTTGCGGTCGCGGGGCATTGCTCCGAAAATTGCGACAAAATGAAAGAATGTGACGCAAGAATGGATGTATGCAGGCCATTCTGTTGTCAGTATATCGATGAAAAGCCATTTCATGTCGAGCTGAAGGACTTCTCGGATGATGCCAATAGCGACTATCTCAGCTCAATTATTTCAGGGCACCTATACGAGCAGATCTTGGCCGCCAGGGAGCGTCAGGAGCCCGTAGCCGTGGTTGTCCTGGGAGATGACAATGATGTTGGTGCAGCCATCCGAAAGGCCGCCAGTCGAGCCCAGGGAGGCCACATGGTAGATCCCGACAAGCTGATGGAGTACTTCAGGATGGTCGAGGGCTTCGAAGCCAACTGCATAGCTCTGAATATCCCAGTTTGGCGGCTCAAGACAGATCCCTACAAGCGAATGCTCCTCAGGGTCCGCAAGATTCTGGAAGGCGGCGATCTGAGCGGCTTCGCGCCAGCTCCGGCAGATGGTGAGCGGCAGGCGGTTGGCCTGAGCATCCTGGCTGGAAAGGGCATAGGCCCGGCGAAGGCGAGGGCGATCTTGGAAAAGTTTGATTTGGGTTTGACTTCTAAAGAAGTGTTGACATGCCTGGAAGATTGTCGGGGGATTGGCCCAAAATTGGCTGACCAGATACGACAGCATATCGATGTGGAGGAAAGCGTATGACTCTGATCTCATGCGCCTGGATGCGCCTGAATACCGAAGCCGCAAAGCTCGGAAAAGCTGCGATGATCTGCACATACCCGGGATACGAAGGCTATTGCTCAGCACATTGGCAAACGGGAATATGCCCATGCGCGGACGAGGTGATCGATTGAGCCAGGCCGACGTTCTGACCTGGCTCCAGGATCATCCTGGCTGGCATACGAGGCGAGAAATGGCCCAGGCCATTGGCAGGCATCCTAACTTCTTCTCCTACCCTCTACAGGCCCTACAGAAGTCTGGAGAGGTTGTGGCTAGGGTCGCGGATGGCCGAGCGATGGAGTACCGATTAGCATGAAGCTGGCCGACTACGTGAAGAAAAGCGCTATCAAGTGGGCCAGTGACGTCTCGCCCCGCCACAGGCCCCGGGACCTGTCGCCGCGAACTGCAGCCATTCTGGAGTACGTCCTGCGGGAACAGCCGGAATCCTCATGCGAAGTGGCGGTGGCCCTTGGCATGTCGCTCGGCCTGGTCCGGAACACCATGGACAGGTTGCAGAAAAGGGGCAAGATCCAACTGGTCCACCGGTGGGAGGCATGTGAAATTGAATCTCCCACCACAGAGAAAGCCAATAATAATATAGGGAGGTAATACAATGCTGAGTGATTCTCTGACGGCAGGCACACCGGCCCAAAGTGCCCCCAATGAACACGAAGGGCGAAAGCCTTCTCATTGGGAGCCGGAATTCTCCGAAGGCGCATTAATCGAATGGCATTGCGGTGAATGTCACAAAATTGTTTATTATTCTCTTTGGAGAGCCACATATTGTCCTCACTGTGGTGCTCCGATTTTCAATTCTCCTCGGAGGAAGCTAGACGCTCCTCAGCATCGAGGGATGTCCTACGATGATCAGGAGAGTATGAAGTATGCCGGACCCAACCAGAACGATAGATCTCGATCTGTGGCAGGAAGGTGCTGCAGAAAGCCTTCCAAAAATCACAGTCACCGACCAGGGCCTCCGCTTCGAAGGAAGCCAAGCCGAGTTTGATCGGCTTTGTCTGATCTTAGGCGGCTGGCTCAAGCCATGATCGTAGCACTCATGACAACGCTCGAGTAAAAATTCGTAATACTGGCGATGATAAGAGGCTCTTGTAGCTGAATTGAGCCGCCTTTCGGCCCGGCGAGACTCTAAGTCTCCACCACTCCATACATCCGCCGGGCCTCATCATAGTCATCCGTTGCTGGATGCGTCAGCACAATTCGGGCCGGTAGCCATCCCGGCTCTTCCTCCAAATTATTATGTCAATCGTGTCAATCCATTGTCAAAAGTGATTTTCCATGAAGTACGAATCGATAGCAGAGTACATTGACAAAATCGAAGAGCTTTTGACAAAGGACCTTAGTCCGCAAACAATCGCAAACGATCTGGGCATTCCTGAAAAGTGGCGCACAATCCACCGCTACAAGAAAGAAGTCTTTGATTTTCGAAAGGCAGCCTCTGAGGAATGGACAGAAGAAAAGCAGAAAGGCCATGATGCGCGGCTGAAGGCGGGCAAAGACCGGATCATAGACAATTATGAACTTCTCAATAGGCTGAAGCTGAGGGCAGATACCCTGTTGGATTTCAAGGCGGGGGACGAATATACAGGCAGCAAAGGCGCGGCAAAGATCACACCCGGCTCTCTGGCTGAGATATACGCAAAGGCCGGGCAGATAGGCACGGCAGCAATCAAGGCAGAGCAAGAGTTGGCTGGCGATGACCCCGAGAGCCGCAAAGCCGATACGCTTCTGGAGCTAATCAATGCAGTCTCTGATTCAGAAGAAAGCGGCGGCAGTTAAGCGCATTCGTGAAGATCCTGTATACTTTGTTCGCGATTATCTAGGCTCTGATCCCTGGCCCAACCAGGCCAAAATCCTTGAAGCCGTCCGAGATAACAAAGAAGTTGCCGTGGCGTCATGCCACGCGGCGGGGAAGTCCTGGATCTCAGCAAGGGCGGTCCTGTGGTTCAATTACACTCATAAACTTTCGAGAGTCGTCACAACAGCACCTACCTTCGATCAGGTCAAAGACATCCTTTGGCAGGAGATCAGGCTTGCTTATGCCAGCTCAAAGGTAGAGTTGGGCGGCAAGCTGCTGGATACCAGGCTCGATTTGGGGCCCAACTGGTTTGCCACCGGGCGCTCCACCAACGATGCGAATAGATTCCAGGGCGCGCATAGCTCAAAGGGCTCTATCCTGGTGGTGGCGGATGAAGCGGCGGGAATCGAGCCGGACATATGGGTAGGCATTGATGGCATCCTGACCTCCGAGGATTCTCACCTCTTGGCGATCGGCAACCCAACAGAACCAAGCGGTGAGTTCTTTGAGATGTTCAAACGGCCTGGTGTGGTCAAGATCCACATTAGCGCCTTTGATACTCCAAACTTTACGGCATTTGGTATCACAATCGAGGATATCAGAAGTGGACAATGGCGAGCCAAGATCAAGGGCCCGCTTCCTGCACCCTGGCTGATCACTCCTGATTGGGTGGCTGACAAGTGGCTAAAATGGTGCGGTGGATCTCAGGCGGGTGAGGATAATCCTCTCTGGGTATCTCGTGTCTTAGGTCAATTCCCAAATACTTCTAATGATACTCTGATCCCTCTTATCTGGATCACAAAGGCAATGGAGCGTGCCCTAACACCTGGCGAGCCTTCCGCCCTGGGCTGCGATATCGCCAGGTATGGTGGCGATGAGACTGTCATCCTCCACCGGCGCGGCCCGGTGGCGAGAATCACCAAGACCACATTCCAAGAAAATACCATGCAGACGACCGGGCGGGTGATCGTTGCACTGGCAGACACCGGCGCAAAAGAAGCCCGGATAGACGCGGACGGCCTGGGCGCAGGCGTCTTTGACCGGCTCAATGAGCAGGGGAAGCCCGCCATTGAGATGCATTCCGGCCAATCTCCAAAGGACAAAGAGCGGTTCCTCAATGCCCGCGCTGAATGGTTTTGGGCGCTCAGAGAACGCTTTGAGACCGGAGACATTGACATAGACGATGAAGACCTGGCCGCTCAGCTTTCCAATATCAAGTACAAATTCACTTCCCGAGGCCAAACTCAGATAGAAAGCAAGGACGATATGAAGCGGCGTGGCGTGCATTCGCCCGATAGGGCAGATGCTCTGATGCTTGCCTTTGCTTCTATCGAGGAACCATTTTTAGATGTTGGCTGGGGCACTTCCCGGCTGAAAGGAAAAAGAAACTAAAGATATAAATAGCAGCACTCCCAAGAATGAGTGTCGTAGAATCGCCCTGTGCTCGGCATAC